GGCTCGTACCACAACTTCTGTAAGATTGCAGAACTGGTATGGGCGTAAGATAATCTCACTACAAGGATTAGTTCCGAACTCAAAGTTAGGATCACGTCTGCCAAATTTTGCAGCTTGTTTCTTAGATGCTTCACGATTGAATACTCCTCTTTCACCTGACTTGCTTTCTACTAGAGATAGCCATTCACGCATGAATGTTTCTGAGTCAGGCTTCTCTGTATAAGATACACTGTTGTTAGCTAAGGCACGATGCCCTGCACTATCATACCACTGACCAGACTTAGCGTAGCGCATACGATCATCACTGAGGTTAGACAAGCTAATCATAGCACTACGTCTAACACCACCTACTACAACTATCTGACCAATGAAACACATTAGGTCATGGCACTCTAAGCTAGATAGCCTACGTCCTTGAGCATCTTTGAATGTCTTTACTGCAAAGTTGAATAGCTCAATCAAAGGAGCAGGACCAGAGGCTCTACCACCGAATGTTTTAAGTCTTGCACCTGCAGGACGTACTCTGGTAACATCCCACTTAGGAATCTCACCTGCCCATAAGAGAGCTAACACTTGTCTGAACGCCTTAGCCCACCCCTCCTTGCTGTCCTTTACCACAACGGTAGTATCACTTTGGAACAGTTCAGGTACTTCGGGAAGCTTGCTAATGAATTGTCTCTCAACGCTGAAGCCAACACCAGTACCACAGAGGAGGATGTACATAGCCTCATCAAAGGACTTAGGATCGTCTACGGGTAAGTAACTACAGTTATACCCTGCAGTATTATCTCTCTCAAGTGCTGCACCTGCAGTCATCATAGCTCTCATGCTAGGCATGATCTCTAAGTTAAGTATAGCAAACATTATTTCATCTTTAGTATCTGCATCTACTTTGTTGCCTACAACATTTTCTATGTAACGATCTACTGTCTCAGACCAAGACTCTCTGCCTTTGCCGTCAATGTATTTAGCGTAACGTGATTTGTGTATAAAACTTTGGTAGTCTGTTGGTAAGTAGTTATTCATATTTTTTTCACCTCTATCTTTTTAATTACTGCACTATCAATATCGTAGACTATATCTTTAAATAGTTCAGCAACGGCCTCTTCATACATAGCTTCTACTACTGGAAGTATGCTTTCCTCTTCATCAATATCTACTGTCATTTTTATATTAAACTGCATTTCTCTTACTCATTAAATCTGTAAGGTTAGGCTTCTTATAGTTTGGCCCTTTCATTACTTTACCGTCTTCCCTAAACAAAGGGTTGCCGTTTGAGTCTAGCTTAGACATGTTGCTATCGTGTACTCGTGCAAACGCTTCCATGAAAACATCATCACCATAAAAACCTAAGCCTCTTTCTAGCTCTTCGCTAACCTTTTCTTGTTGTTTAAGTACAGCCTTTCTTTCTGTCTCACGAAGTAACATACCTATGTGTTCTGGTGATGTGAGTGATAAGCCTGTAGATACATACATCAAATCACACAGTTCTTTCAGATGATTCTCAGTACCTATAGGTTCTTGTGATAGCTCATGCATCTCTTCATCAATAAGTTTTATCCATAACCTGGGATCTAGTGAGCCACTGAATGCTCTGATAAAGTCACCTACCTTTTCGTGTGGCTTAGGTGGCATGAAAGCATCAATGTCATCCTGTGTAATCACTTATGTATCTCCTTATAATTATCTATAAGCCATCCAAGATATACTTGAGCTTTCTCTAAGTCTTCTAAGCCTCCTTTATATTCGTGACGCCATACATACTTCATTACATTACCTGACATGTAAGCAGATGTACCACCCATATTTTTAGTCATGGCACGAATGGCATCTATACATTCTATGTCACCTTGATTGTAGTGTATTGGTTTTTTTACTGGATCAGAACTGTGATCAAAAGTAGTGTCACCTGTTAGTGTAATTGTTGCGTTGCTAATATCTGTTATCATGCGTTTCCCTTTGTCTTTGTCCATATATCAAGTGTATATACATTACCATCTCTAATTACAACAGGTTTTTCTTCCTCTTCTAACTTCATTAGGTAATTTCTATGCTCCTCAACTATATCATGTATCTCAGGATTGTCAGCAGCCACATCTAAGAATGCCGACATCAAAGTAGCTATACCTATAACTCTAGTCATAATATCTTCAGGTATCTCATTGTCTGGTGAGATTACTAGACCTACATTTATGTCACCCTGCCATTCAGAAGGTACTTCATAATTAATAGGGCTTATTACTATAGCTATCTCATCATCTCTTAAGTCATGGCCCATCAGTCTTTCCTTTTTGTTTTTAATTCTATCTTCTTAACTTTAATCTCTTTACCTTTTTCTTTCAGCCACTCTTCGGGTATAACACGATTAGCCCACTGAAACTTATGCTGCTCACACCAATTAAAGTACCTAGACTTTGCACCCTTATACAACTTAGCTTTTGCATTACTAAACACAAAACGTATGTCTAACTCAGGGTGTTGTCTCTGTATCTCACGATGCTTACGTCTATCGTTACTATCAAAAATACCTTTAGTCTCAATAATAATACCGTTGTCTAACACGAAGTCTGGTGTGTAGGTGCGGTAGCGTAAATCTTCCCACTCTACTTTAAGTACTTCGTATCTGACTTTCTTTTGTGTCTTACGTAAGTACGCAGCAACTTCTTTCTCCAAGCCACTGCGATACCTACCTTTAATGTGCTTCCGCATACTCAGGACTCAACAGTATGTAGTCTACCATTGGTGGTGTCTTTTTACCTTTGTAAGCCTTTGATGGTAGTTCTTTTAAGTTAGGCCAACACTTATGTTTGTATGAGCAGAAGCCGCACTCTGTGCCTAACACCATGTTACCAGTAGGTTTACGGAAGTAAGTCTCAGGTATTGCTTCAAAGCAACGCTCAAAAGGTTTGTCCTCATTGATGTACTCTACTGTCTCTTCAATCTCTTGCATAACTGTAGGCTCATCTACGGAACTTGCGTCCACATATTTGAACTCACCGTTAGCCTTGTTGACTACCCACCAACCACCAACGTCTAACTCAGCAGCTTTAGCGTATCCAACAAGCTGAGATACATACCCAAAGCTATCGCTCTTAGCTAGACTTTCAAGGCTAGAGAACTTGTTTACGTATGACCAAGGTGATGCTGACTTAACGTCATCTACCTTGCCATCAAGTACCATGTCGTACTCACCCCTTATTTCTGTACCATCCTTTAGCTTAAGGGTAACACTATCATTGTCTTTGAAGTCTACATCAGCAGCACGAAGAAGACCTTTGAACACCGCCTCCACAATGTCTCCTATAATCATATTCATTAGGAAGTGTGGAGGTAGTGGTTTCTTATCTTCAGGATCATTCTTCTCAAACCATAGCTGACAAGTAGGACGCCCAATGTTGGACATCCTTAATCTAAACTTGTCACGAGGCCCACTGCTGAACTGCTTCTCTAATGCAGCCTCAACATCAGCAGCGACTTGCTTACGTATGTCTTCAGCCATATCTGTCTCACCCTTGACAGCTTTGCCAAGGTAATTAAAGACAGCTAGTTCAGCAGGGTGGTTCATTATTCTGCCTCTTCTACATTAACAAACTCTGCTACAATAGCTGCATCATCATCAGAGATAGACTCTTTATTCTTTTCAGCCCACTCATTTAAGATGTATTCATTTTGAGTAGTGATGTACGCTAAGAAGTTATGTAGAGTTTCCTGATCCTCTGGCTGTAGTTCTACTTTACTCTCGTATTCTAATGTAAGAGTAACCCAAGTTTCTCCACCAGGTTTGTGACCTAGTTTAAAGTTACACTGGATAGGTAAGATATTCTTACGTCCTAATGCATTAACTGCAAAGTCTAAAGACTGAATACTTGAAGGAGGTACTTCAAAAGAGAAAGGCATATCAGTGATAGCATCCACTACATTACCTGCTTCATCAGTAACACCTGCTGCAGTTAGCAGACCAAAGAGAATCTTCTTACGCTTAATACTACGAATAAGCTCCTTTGTCTTCTCAGGTACACTAGCCCAATCTTCAATGTAGCCTGATGGTCTACCAAGATTAAATGTACCAACGTTATCTTTAAGGTCACCCTTGAGATCGTTAGCCATAACTGTCTTCATAACCATCTCTTCTTTGGCATCCCACTT